CCAACGTAAAATTATACAATGGCATTAATGACCACTTATTCGCTGTCGATGGCGTTACTGACGCAAAAGGTAAAAAGTTGGCATTTACAATCGAAAGTAACAGCAAGATTAAGGTAGGTAAAGCAGACCCTGACTTTGTAGTTCCTACTGACTATCAACACTGGTGTTTATTTTTGAAGTGTGTTCGTGGCGACCCTGGTGACAATGTGTTCTCTGCGTATCCTGGTGCTCCTATCAAAGGCAGCAAAAACCGTGTAGGGTTAACTGAAGCGTTTGCTGACAGAGACAAAAAAGGATATTCTTGGAACAATCTCATGTTGCAACGTTGGACTGACCACGAAGAAAAAGAGCACAAAGTATTAGAAGACTACGAACGCAATCGAGAGCTAATTGATCTTACTGCCCAACCGCAGGCTATCAAGGATGTGGTCGATACTGCGATTTGCGAACAAGTCAGTCACAAAGACGTAGGTATGGTTGGTGCCCATTTCTTAAAATTCTGTGGCAAGTTTGATCTAATCAAACTCAGTGATCAATCAGAGTCGATTGGTCGTTGGCTGAATAAAACATACGAAGGAGTATTAAAATGATTATAGCTAAACCAGTAGTACCTGATCAGTACTGGATACTCAAAAAAGACGATCACAAAATTGGCAACATACAAGCAGGCCCAGATGGGTATACTGTTAAGATCTTGGACCAAATAGGAAGTGTTAAAACTATTCCTATGCTACGAGATATTGCCAACATCAAGTTCGAAGCAGAAGAAAAAATAACTCCTGCAAAAGAAGACCAAGTACACGGGTATGTAACAGGATGCAAAACATTCAATGGTATGTGGAACGTGCAATTAAAATTGCCACTGTTTACCAAAGAAGAAAAGTCAAAGTCTTGGTATGCTGCCGGCTGGTATGCAGTCAAGCAACATCGTGCCTGGAAACTGGTACGTAACCCTAAACTTATTGCCTTGGAACGTTACAAATACCAAGGTCCATTTTACACAAAGGAAGAAGCGAATGAATCCATTTCATGATCAACAAGTATTCATGTTAGCCTGTGGACAAACTACAGGTATTGAAAACGTAGAACAATATAAACTGTACTACAACCTCATTAAAGAAGAGGTGCAAGAGCTAGAAGATTCTACAACTAGAGTAGACGATGTTGATGCGTTGATTGATATTCTTGTTGTAACTATCGGTGCATTGCATTCTATTGGCGTCGACACCGAAGGTGCATGGAAAGAAGTTGTTCGTAGTAATATGGCAAAGATTGACCCAGAAACTGGCAAGGTCAAGAAACGCGAAGACGGCAAGGTCCTTAAACCAGAAGGTTGGACACCACCTGAATTAGAACAATTCTTGCGATGAGCTTGCACATAAATCGTTTTATTGATAACATCAAGGCTACTGAATCACGAGGTGGCCGCGATGTTATTTTAAGTCTCCGCGATGCTAAAGATCTGCATGGTGATATTACCAAACTGCTGCTAGCATTAGAACAAGCACGAACACAACAAGCTCAACAAAATGAACCAATTGAAGTTGTAATCAACGGGGGTGGTTTCAAAAGTGCTTAGTTTATGGGATAAATAAACATGGAGTATATCTATGTCTAGACCTAAACCACAAGTGCTTATTGAGCACACTGATAAGCAAACATACAAAACTGAGCAGGTATTGGCCAGCGAGGGTGTATGGGCGGTGTTCTACGACAACAAGCCCATCAATCTTAAAACTTCGAATATGCTCACACAATATCCTGGACCTAAATATAAAAAGGTATCTTTTTCCAATCCAGGTCATGCCAAGAACTTGGCCAAGAAACTCAACACACAGTTCAAGACAGACAAATTTACTGTGGTATTGTTGACACAAGGGGCTCAAGTGTACCCCGATGCTCGATAAACGCAAACTCACCGCAACACTATTAACACAACTACCCGAGGATCCTAGTTACGAGCACTTGGATCTTGAATCAGCAATGGATTGGTGGCAAAATCCCGAAGGCGGGCTAAGACTAACTGATCGGGGTTATGAGATTTTTAAGAAATTAAAAATCGAATCTTACAAGTTTGACGTGGCGGCCAGTTTGCCAGTAGTCCCTCATCACCTGCTTACACTAGATAGAAAACTTACCTGTCCTTACTATTTAAAAATGGGAAAGAATCCAAGGATCATTTTCTTTGGAAGCAAAGAAGCAATGATGTTTGCCTTATACGGTAACGTTCAGAAATTTATCAACAGCCTTGCGTAATCTTTCATGCATCAACTCCGGGTATTTGTCTATCAAAAATTCACGCTGTTGTTCAAGTCGGCTCTTGTATGGAGTTAGATCAATCTTGCCCAGTATGAGATCTTTGTTCAATAGCAAGGCTTGTTCGGCTCTTATGTCATTAGGCATTGTGTCGTAGCTGGTATCAACTAGATCAGTAAACATATCAAACCCCAATTCTTGGCAATCTCGAACAATCTCCGGATGCCCAATTACAATAGGAATCTGGCAGGCGGCGAAAGCCAAAAATGATTTTTCTGATACAACACCGGGTCGAGCATCATATTGAGTTTCAGTCACAATGTTCACCGCACATTTGGCATATACATTTGCCAGGCGTATAAAGTTTTCGTCATTTTCTGTGCCACGATATGTTGAATAATCCCATTCAGTTAAATTAGTATCGCCACCATAGCTGTATATTCCGCCTGGCCAATCACGTACAACATTTATTACCCGTTGCCGATGTGGGCATGTGCGACCATTCAAGCATTGCCAGGCCATTGTTCTTGGTCGATCAAATGCAGGCAACCACTCGTTCCTACGTGCAGAAACTGACATGGCAGTATAATAATTGTGATTGCTAAATTCAATCAAGTGAATTGGTCCTTGATATACTTCCTCTAGACCATGACTAAAGTATATCACAACTACTTGATTGGCATGTTCGCCGTACTTGTTTTCAATACGTGCCAACTCAAACAGCCCAGGGTGTATAAAATCTTGAAAGTGTAAAACTAGCAAAGTGTCTTGCTCAAATTCCACATCCGGCAATCTCAAAGGCCATCCAGTATCATAATCGAATGGCGGCTTAAAACAATTCCATACTGTAATAAGTTTTCTGTCTCCAAATGCTCTAGTGATTAATTCTGTATAGTCCATGGTCTATTTACTAAGTAGCTGTATGTACTGGAACAATCCTTTAATCGAAATACGTTGGCCCGGGTCTTCTGATCCTATTGCGACCAGCATGCACAACGGAACTCACAGATTGTTTTACAATCAGTATACTAATTTTGACAATATAACTATAAACCAACGCCTTGCTGATTTGTGTTTATGGGCACAAGAATGGATGTTACGAGGGCTAGCAACGTTTTGCAACGAGCCAACTAACGCATACGATATTGCTAATTTGGTTAAACTCAATATGTGGATCGCTGACATTCGAAAACAAGGCATTGTAAAACCTTGGTTGATACACGATCAAGGTGATGGTACATTTGTAGCAGGTACTGGCGAGTCAAGATTACGATGCTTAGAACGCATACCAGAAATTACCAGGGTACCCGCCTTTATAAGCACTCATCAAGATCGAGCTCACTTGTATGAACAATTTGAAAGCGTAGACACATTTGATAGGTTTGCTGAGCTATGTGGGGCCAAACACAATCAAAACTTTTTATTCAGGCTAACTGATCCTGATGCACCTTACGGATTGTATTGGTATGAATATGATAGCGAGCTTACAAGAGTAGTAACTCCTGGCGAGGCCGATTGTGTTCGAGCATTTCACTACTATGCTCTAAATAATCCCAGTGTAATCATAACTCCCGAATGGTTTGATACCCTTGTTGACTGGAAACAATACACTTTATAAATCAGTCTGCTAGGCTGTATTCGTAAAATGTTTTTTGTGCTATCTGTTTCCAATCAAGGTGGCGATTGCCAGTTGAAGTAATTTCTATTCCTAGATATGGCAGTGCATCGTTGGCATGTCCTGCAAATCCTTGTTTTGGTAATACTGGTTGTTCCGGCCAACATTTTTGAAAATAATCTTTAAGAATAGGTTTTGTAACACTACCAACTTTGTATTCCCAGGGCAAGTTCAAAGCAAATTCCATTATGCGACGACTCATAAAAGGATTACGAGCTTCAATCCCCCACGACCCTGTGATTCGATCAGTGCCCGGAGCATCACATCCTATAATCTGGTACCAGTAATCCATTAACAAAGTGGCATGACGTGGATCACCTGAATACACTTCTAAACATTTTTCCCACAATTCTGGGTCGCCGTGTTCGCTGTAAGGGCTTTGACTTCCTTGCTCA